GGACTTCGCACTTATTTTAATAATATTTGCGATGTGCTTTGGAATAATATTCTATGTATTGGAGATAATTCAATGCATAGTTACATTCCCAAGCATGGCCCTGGATCTACCGCCGAGCGAATTTACGGAAACGCTAAATTCAGCTTTAAACGGTGGCACAGTAGACTCGAACCGTACTTCCCAATGCTTGAATATGCTTTTCCTAATGAAAATGCTTATTTGAGCGAGGAGTTCGATCAAGTTACTACTGTTGATGAAACGGATGAACAACCCGTAAGGGTAATCACCGTTCCAAAAACGCTGAAGGCCCCCAGAATCATCGCTATAGAACCTGTGTGTATGCAATATACACAACAAGGTCTGTCCCGGTACATTGTAGATGTACTGGAGACTTCGAAGTTGACGCGAGGCCACCTGAATTTCAGGCGACAAAACGTCAATCAGAGGTTAGCGATGGAGTCTTCGTTGTCAAAGAGATATTCAACTTTGGATCTCTCTATGGCAAGCGATCTCGTACCCTACGAGCTCGCAATCAGCATGTTTGATGCTATACCGGATCTCCGGGATGCAATCACTGCATGCAGATCGAAGACGGCGCAGCTTCCAAGTGGAGATATTCTTCCACTAAAGAAGTTTGCGTCTATGGGGAGTGCCTTGTGTTTCCCGGTAGAGTCCATGTACTTCTACACTATCTGTGTAGGGGCTCTACTAAAGAAACGCAATCTTCCTGTGACGTTTCTTAATGCCTATAAGGTATCAAGAGACGTCTACGTTTATGGGGATGATATAATTGTTCCCACGGACGCGTCAACAGAGGTTATCGAAGCTTTGCAAAAGTACTATTGCAAAGTGAATACCACTAAGTCCTTCACGACTGGAAACTTTCGTGAATCTTGTGGTATGGACGCGTTTCTCGGAGAAAACGTTACACCAACGTATATCCGTGAAACAAATCCCGGTAACCTGCGGAGCCCTGAACGCATTATCTCTTGGGTTGCATCGAGTAATCTCTTTTATAAAAGAGGTTACTGGCGAACCAGCGACTACATGCGTAAGCGTGTAGAAGCTATTACTGGTGAATTGCCAGTAGTTGGAGAGAAGTGTCCAGGATTAGGGTGGGTTTCTTTTCAACCAGCCGTCTCCATCCATCGATGGGGTCTCGGTCTGTCACGTCCTGAAGTAAGGACGTATGTGCCTTCACCTGTATATGTGAAAGACACGTTGAAAGGTTACCCCGCGCTGTTGAAGTGCTTGCTCCTACTTGAGTCCAAGGTTTCCAACCTTGCAGACAATCAACTGGAGAAGAGACATCTTCAACGTTCCGCACGGCACGGCGCCGTCGCACTAAAACGCCGCTGGGTGCTGCCCTGGTGACAGGAGCAGTATGGTGGGTACTATACCCCACGGGAGGA